CTGCGCCCGCCAGGGGGTGGGTTGGCATCGACAGGCGTTAAGCCCGCACGTCGGAATCGTCTGGACCCGAGTTCGACTCTCGGCACCTCCACAAAACAACGGAGTGATAAATGATCGTGTGCGCACTAGAGTGGCTGTGCAAGCAACTGTGCCTGCCCTTCGACGCCGCCCCTCCCCGCTGATGGCGGAGATGACAGTCCCCCTCGTCAGCCGGGCCAACGGGCGATGGGGTTCGCCGTCGCCTGCGTGGGACCACCTGATAAACCGCGAGTCCAGCGGCATCCCCTACATCATCCAACAGATCCAGGATGTCAACTCAGGCGGCAACGAAGCCGAGGGCCTTTTTCAGATCACCCCGAAGACCTGGCGTCTGCTTAGGGGCACCGACTTCGCGCCCAGCGCGCTGCGGGCTACTCCGCAGCAGCAGGCGATCGTAGCAGCCCGCATCTTCACCCGCAACCCCTCCGGCTCGGACTGGGGAGCGGGACGCCCAGGTCGCGAAGACCCCCGCGAACTCGCTGCCGGACTTGTACCACTAACCGAAGGACCCGCCGTGCCCGACAACCGCCCTGACTTCAACGAATACGAGATGTGGTCGCCGAACAAACAAGACCGAGGCGGAACTCGGGTCGACTTGTTCCTGCTCCACACCCAAGAAGGCGACGGCAACGCCGATTCGCTGGCGAAGTACCTGCAAGGCCACGAGGTCTCCTACCACTACACGATCTCGGAGGACTTCAAGGACCACGGCGTGACCGTGGTCGACGTGGTCGACACCGACGAAGCGTCCTGGTCTGTGCTGTCGGCGAATAACCGCTCCATCAACTTGTGTTTTGCCGGGTCGAGAGCGTCGTGGACGCGGCAGCAGTGGTTGCAGCAGTCTAAAGCGATCGACGTTGCTGCCTACCTCGCGGTGCAGGACGCTAAGAAGTACGGCTTCTCCCCGCGTGTGCTGTCGCCTCCTTACAACTCCAATCCGCCAGGCATCTCCGATCACCGGTATGTGACGCAGTGGTTGAAAGACGGCTCGCACACCGACGTAGGCCTAGGGTTTCCGTGGGATGTGTTCGAGGCAGCGGTGCGCAAGTACGCCAACGGAGCGGCTCCCGGGCCGGTTACCCCGCCGACGTTCCAGCACCCGCCTGTCGATCAGATGATCGCGGAGATCTGGGACCAACTGCGCGGCCCCGAAGGCAAGGGCTGGCCGCAGGACAAGAACCGAACTCCGGTCGAAACGCTTTGGGGACTGGCGAAGAAAGCAGACCTCTGATGGCATACGTCGCGCCGCACAAACCGGGTGACCACCACCCGAAGATCCCTGGGGCCAAGAAGTTCCTGAGCCGCTACTCGTACGGCAAGAACCTCGGCGACTCCGACGAGTACACACCTGAGTTCGGCATCGCGCTCGCTATCTGGGCTCCGAAGCGTAACGACGAGATCGACCACGGTCGTCCCGGCCCGAAGGTGCCAACAGACGGATCGTTCGACTGGACTGTGCAGCGGCAGATGGGGCTGGACGATCCTCCGAAGTCGCCGCCGTGGATCTTTACTGTCGCCGGGCATACCGGCGGCTGGGACAACGGTCCCGCGTACTGGTCTGCTCTGCCGTTGCAGGACCAGAAGCGTGCCCGGGTGCAAGGCATCGGCTACGACACTAACTCGATCCCGTTCGCGAACAAAAACGGTACAGAGCGCCTCCACGAGGCGGTTACGCGGTTCAAGCCGCCGAATACCGACTACGCCATCATGGCCCACTCTCAGGGCGCGATCATCGCCTCCGACTACATCGAGCAGGTTATCCTGCAACACCCGGACGATCCCGCGTTCAAAGGCTTCAAGGGTGGCGTCATGTTCGGCAACCCCCGCCGAGCTATGGGTGTGGTGGCCCCGTGGATCGCTGATCCGCCTGCTGCGACGCATTCGGGTATCGCCGACAACTGTCTGTCCGGGAAGCTCCCCGGCGTGGAGGAGTGTGCGCGCAAAGGGGACTTGTACTCCGACAAGGCTCCGGGTCCTGCCGCTGAATACAAAGTGGCGATCTACCGGCTCATCGCCAGAGGCGAACTGTTCGGCGGTACCGATTCCCTGACCGAGCAACTGTTGGAGATCGGTGTCAGCCCGTTCACGGAGCTGTGGCCGGTGTTCCAGGCGCTTATCGGCGCTATCGGGTTCGGCATCAACATGGACCCCCACAACATCTTCGACTTGACCCCGCCGAGGGATCACGTCGCTCGAATTCTCGGCATCTGAAAGGCCCGTCTATGTCTGTGTGGAACGTAAGTTTTTGGAAAGACCTCACCGAGCGTGCGTTAAAGACGGCGGCGCAGTTCGCGCTGGTCACTATCGGCGGCAACGTCACCAACGCCTGGGACATCGACTGGAAAGTCATCGCGGGCACCGTCGCAGCGGGCGCGTTGACTTCGGTGCTGACATCGCTGGCGTCGACTCCGTTCGGTAACGACGGCACCGCGTCGGTGACGAAAGCGGTCGAAGCATCCCCTGACACCGGCCCGCCAGGGCGTCACGAGGCGGCATGATGAACTCCCCTCTTTTTGACCAGGTCGTCCGAATTATCCGGCAGGAATCGCGAGAGCTATACGCCACCGAAGAATTTCGCATCGAGGCACTGGCTGCCGCCATCGTTAACGAGCTTGCAGCCTGAAATGAAAGGAGCCGGAGTGGAGCAAAGCGAAACAAGCAACGACCATATCGAGACCGAGCCTACCGGCTACGGACCCGACAAATACGAGTACGTGACCGGATACCCGCGTATCGCGAGTCCTTACCACTGCTACTGTTAGGAGGGCCGGGGTGGGTACAGAACTTGCCCCGACTCCCCCGCACATCATCGGCCCGACGTGGCAGCGGACGGTCGACGGAGGATGGCATCTTCCTGAAAAAAGCCTGGGCTGGGGCGTCCTAAACTGGTTGGCGAGGTACGTTAAGACCCCGGGAGGGGATGACGCCGGTTCGCCGTTTATGCCCACTCTTGAGCAGGCACGATTCATCCTATGGTGGTACGCGGTTGACGAGCACGGGTCCTTTGTGTACCGCAGCGGCGTCTTCCGCCGGATGAAAGGCGCGGGCAAGGACCCGGTGGCTGCTGCTATCTCGCTTGTCGAGCTGTGTGGTCCTGTGCTGTTCTCGCACTTCAACGAGAGCGGCGACCCAGTAGGGAAGCCTCACCACGCGGCGTGGATTCAGATCGCCGCCGTCAGCCAGGAGCAGACCAAGAACACGTTTCGCCTGTTCCCGGTGATGGCATCGAAACAATTGAAACAGGACTTCGGCCTGGAGATCAACAAGTTCATCATCTACTCGGCCGCTGGCGGAACCATCGAGGCCGTGACTTCGTCCCCGGCGTCGATCGAGGGTGGGCGTCCTACGCTGGTGATTCAGAACGAGATCCAAGAGTGGGTTGAGACGAACGACGGCCACGAGATGGCGAACGTCATCAGCGGCAACGTCACGAAGATGGCGAAGGCCCGGACTCTGTCGATCTGCAACGCCCACGTCCCCGGTAGGGATTCGGTAGCGGAGCGGGCCTACGACAGGTGGCAAGAGGTAGCCGCAGGCCAGGCTGTCGACACCAAGATGCTGTACGACGCTTTAGAGGCTCCGGCCGACACCCCGTTGTCTGAGATCCCTTCGCTGAAAGAGAACCCGGAAGGGTACGAGAAAGGCCTTCAGATGCTCCGCGAGGGGCTGATGGTCGCTCGCGGGGATTCTTACTGGCTGGACATCGAAGAGATCCTCCTGTCCGTTCTGGACCGGTCTAACGCGGTCTCTGAGTCTCGCCGCAAGTTCCTGAACCAAGTGAACGCCCACGAGGACTCGTGGATCGCTCCGAGGGAGTGGGATGCGCTGGCGTTGACGGAGCCGATCTTCAAGCTGAAGAAAGGCGACCGGATCACCCTCGGGTTCGACGGCAGCAAGTCGAACGACTGGACCGCGCTTGTCGCGTGCCGGGTCGAGGATGGTTGCTTGTTCCCGATCAAAGTGTGGAACCCCGACAACTACGACAACGACGAGGTCCCCCGCGAGGACGTGGACGCGGTCGTTCGGTCGGCTTTCGAAGCATACGACGTCGTCGCTTTCCGCGCCGACGTCAAAGAGTTCGAAGCCTACGTCGATCAGTGGGGTCAGGACTTTAGGAAGCGGATCAAGGTCAACGCTACCCCGGGTAATCCGATCGCGTTCGATATGCGCGGCCAGACCAAGCGGTTTGCGTTCGACTGCGAACGCTTTCTCGACGCGGTGCTAGAGCGAGAAGTCTACCACGACGGGAACCCGATCCTGCGACAACACGTCCTCAACGCGAGGAGACACCCGACCACGTTCGATGCGATTTCAATACGCAAAGCAAGCAAGGACAGCTCGAAGAAGATCGACGCTGCTGTCTGCGCTGTCTTAGCCTACGGTGCCAGACAGGACTTCTTGATGAGTAAGCGCAACCGAGGGGGAGGGGTGGTGGTCGTTAAATGACGAGCCCGACCCCCGCTCCGAACGGATACCTAAACTCGGGTGTCCCGGCGGACACGGTTGAAGCCGCCCGCGACGACATGCTTAACCTATTTGAAGATAAGGCACTGCCGCTCAAGGACAACTCCGCTTACTACGAAGCGGAGCGACGCCCCGACGCTATCGGCGTCTCGGTTCCCCAAGCGATGCGTAAACTTCTCGCTCACATCGGCTACCCCCGGTTGTATGTTGACTCGATAGCCGAGCGTCAGGAACTCGAAGGGTTCCGGCTCGGCAGCGCCGATAAAGCCGACGAAGAGTTGTGGGATTGGTGGCAAGCCAACGACCTCGATGTCGAGGCCACGCTCGGCCATACCGACGCTTTCATACACGGCCGGTCCTATATCACGGTCGCTAAGCCCGACCCGAACATCGACCCCGGTATCGACCCGAATGTTCCGATCATCCGGGTCGAGCCGCCGACGAACCTGCACGCGGTGATCGACCCCAAAACCCGCAAGGTTACGCAGGCGATCCGCCCGATCTACGACGCGGACGGCACACAAGTCATCCAGGCGACGTTGTATCTTCCGTTGCAGACGGTGATCTGGAACAAAGAGCAGGGCCAGTGGGTTCCTTTCGCTGTTATCCCGCACAACCTGGAGATGGTGCCGGTCATCCCCATCCCG